GCGCCGTTCAAGGTGCGCGGGTGACGCGAGGTGATGCGCGACTCTGCGTCGTGACCTTCCACCGTGCGGTGACCGATGATCTTGATTGAGTAACTCACACGCCACCTTGAAGGTTGAAGGCGTCGAAAGACTCGTCGCGCATTTGCGAGGCGCGGCACGCGCGGATCTCGCGAGCCGTAGGCGCTTCCGCATCGGGATCGAATTGACCCTCTGCGAGCCATTCGTCGGTGAGGTACGCCAGCGCGGCGCGCAGTGGGGCGAAGCGAATAGAGGCGAGCCAAGCGCGAATGGACTCGGGAGGGGCGTCGCCTTGCCAAAAGAATTCGTCAAGCGCGAGGCCTTGACGTTTCGCTTCCCACGCCTCCCACCCGTCAAAGCAGGAAGGGCAAAGCCTATCTGCGGCGTCGGTAACTGCGCGACAACTGCGGCACGTCTGTTCGTTGGGCATAAGCACCCCTCGGGAGTCGAACCCGAGCAACACCACAAGGCGCGGCACTGCTACTTCAGTTCAGCTCAGAGAAGATCTCTTCAGACCAGCACTGCCCAACGTCAGACGACTCCCACATGTGCGCTTTGGTGTTGCTGTCTCCGAAGAATTCGTCACAGCGGGGCATCGTGTAGATGCGCAGTGAGGGGTCACAATCAGTCCACATCTGCAAGGTGAGTTGACGGCGATACTCGTAAGCAAGGCGATCGGTGTCGTTCATGGTCACTCCCGTGTAGCGGGGGGCGAGAAATTCGCACCCCTCACTATAGCGTTTGGCGGGATTATCCCGAATTAAGCCCGAATTTCCAAACCCGCGTAAGCAATAGAGTTTTAGGCTCAAAAAGCTAAGTGTTGATTCCGTAAGGGCTTTCACTTTTTTCTGTATCGAGCCCTTACGGAATCAATACCGGTCAAGGGGTTAGCCTCGAACGCACCCGAGATTAGAAACATTCGACGCAGTATGTTTTGAGATCTCCACGAAAACCAGGGCGACCCAGATCTCATTTTTTGAAGCGGTCACCCCATACGACCAGCGGGCAATTGGGCGTGCTTCCTTGGTCGCGCCAATACAGCCCCCCGCCTTTCTCAGGTGCGAGCTGGCCGACCCAGCGCATAGCGAGGGCGTCAGACAACCCAGCGGCCAAAGCGGCGCCCGTGCACGGGTAACCCGCTCTGAGGGCGTTCTGGTGAGTCGGGTTCGTTGTCGTGTCGGCGCAGTGAGCGAGGAACGCCGCTACTCTGATCGCGTGCTCAGAGGGTTCCACGGGCCCGAATTGGGCCGCCCTCTCTCTCAGTGCCTTTGCTTCACTCTCGCGCTTCTCAGCCCCCTGCAGGGCGTTCAAACGGGCAATTTCGCGTCCCTTGTTTCTCTCCAGAATGGCAATGAACATGTGCAGCCTCCTAAACGGTTGATTTGCTTGTGCTCAGTGTGATCGCGTTTCCAACAGTTCCCCAGCCCTCTTACCTACCACTCCTCTCCTCTCTCCCCCTCCTATCTACTTACTCTCTAACCTCTCTTTAGAAAAGAGGAAGAGATCAAGACACACCTTGCACTGCAAACCCCTGTAAAAGCAGGCCGAAACGGCGTTTTGAAGTGTGCATTGAGTCGTTCCGACTCTTTCTCGTGTACCCCGCACGCGTACCAAAATGCCCCAACGACCCTCGAAACGCGAGAAATGCCCGTGATTCCAGGGGTTTAGGGGCATAACGCGATGCGTTACGCTGGGTTTTCCATACTTGTCAATATGTAAATGACGCGGCGCGTTAATTCGCGGGATAATGGGGCCTAGTGATTACGGGGGTTTAGGCGATCGACTCCAGGGGCGGGGGGCTGAATTTAGTTGGATAGCCCCACCAATATCCGGCTCAATTTCCCTAAACTCTATCGCGATATTCCGGGATATTCGATTTAGAGAAACTTTATTGTGGTTCGGTTGCTTGACTGGGCCGGACTCGTCGTGTACCGCGCGAGGTGAGCGCGTACCTTCAGCCACGCTTGACTTTCGTGCGACTCCATGAGTCACTCTGCGCGCCCACCAGGAGAGGGCACCGCGTGAGCTTGTTTCGGAAGACCTCAGTTCAAGGGGAAGTGCTCGTCGAGCGCGACGCCAAGGGCACCATCACGAAACGCGCCGCGCCCGTGCCCAACGTCCCCGCGAAGGTGAGCCACCGCGCTCAACTCCGCAAGCTCACCGAGGGCGGACTCGAACAAGCCGCAACCCTGCGCAACATCGCCAACGGCATGCCGTGGCGTGCGGAGCTGCCGGATGGATCGTACACGGACTGGATTGTGCCCACGACCGCGGAGCGCCTTCAGGCCGCTTCGACTCTGTACGAGCACCTGCGCGGGAAGGCCGTCGCGGCGACGGAGATGATCAAGGTCGAGAAGGAGAGCGAAGACTTGGACCAACTCTCTGCGTTCACCGACGAGCAGATCGACCGCTTCCTCGAACGCGCCGAACGCGGGGAGCCCCTCACGCTCGCGGAAGGGGAAGAAGAGTGACCACCCCGCTTCTGCGCGAGGCCACGAAGGCCGACCTCCGCTTCGTTCACTCGTCCTGGCACACGAGCTTCTGGAACACCTGGGCGAAGAAGCACGTCCCGCTCGCAATCTACGCGGAGTACATGGACGAGTACATCGACTCCATCACCCCGTTCACGAAGGTGCTCGTCGCCTACTTCCCCGAGGTGCCGGACGAGGTGTTGGGGTGGGCGTGCATCAGCGAGAAGGAGACGCGCGAGCACGTCTACTACTGCTACGTCAAGAGCACGTACCGTCGCATGGGCATCGGTCGCGGGCTCGTCGAAGGCAGAGCGAAGTTCTACACGCAGTACACCGACTCTCACGGGCGTCAGTTCGCTCGCGCGGTCGGCTTGCAGTTCAACCCGTTTCTCTGAGGCAACATGACCATCAAGCTCGTCAACGTGCAGTTCGTGAACATCGTCTCCTTCGGTGGGCAGTTGCAAAGCCTCTCCGTCAACCCCTCGGGTGAGCGCCCCGGCGAGAAGCCCAACGAGATCTCGTTCGACCCGGAGAGCAGCCTCGTCGAGATCAAGCGTGTGGTCAACGGAGTCCCGAAGACCAAGTACATTCCCCTGAGCAACGTCGCCTCGTTCGAGCCCGCGCCCGTCGAGGCCAAGAAGGTCGAGGTGAAGAAGTGAGCAACCTCATCATCAAGCCAGAGATCAGCGAGGCGGCAGAGAAGGCGAAGCGGAACGCGCATCAGCACGAGCGTCGCCGCATCGCGCTCGCGATTCTTCCATCGGTCATCACCATGCCCGATCTGCAAGAGTCTGACGTGGCGGTGGCACTGGATTACGCAGACGAGTTGCTCAAAGCCACGAAGACCGAGGACTGATGACCCTCGACCCTCGGAAGCTCAAAGAGGAGAAGCTGCGCCGCGAGCTTGCGAAGGCTCGTGCGCGCACCGTCTCGTCTTCCATCCGAGGGGAGTTGTTCGACAAGCAGCTCGACTTCATCGACGACCCCAGCCGCAACAAAGCCGCGCTCTGCACTCGACGCGCAGGCAAGACGAGCATGTGGGCGCGGTACTGCACGATGGTCGCGCTGGAGAACGCAGGCTCGCTCATCCGCATCTGGGCCATCAACCGTCTGCGCGCCAAGCAGTTGCTCTGGCAGGAGTTCATCCACGTCTGCGCGCGGCATAAGATTCCAATCAAGACCCACGAGACGGAACTGACCATCCGCTTCGAGAACGGCAGCGAGATTCGCCTGCTGGGCGCGGACAAGGACAAGGAGGCCCAGAAGAAGCGCGGCGACAAGACGCGCATGGAGGTCATCCTGGAGAGCCAACTCTTCGGGCCTTTCCTCAAGACGCTCGTGGAAGACGTGGCCGAGCCGTGCCTCTTCGACTTGCAGGGCACGATGTGCATGGAGGGAACGCCTGGACCCGTACCCACGGGGTACTGGTACTGGATTACGGGCGGTGACGACAAGCCGGTGGGCCAGTGGCTCTCCAAGGGCATGCTCGTCTCGACGGGGCGCACCAACGAGTTGGGCGAGAGCGAGAAGGAACTCATCGGCGCGGGCTGGTCCTGCCACCGCTGGAGCGTGCTCGACAACCCGCACCTCCCTCACGCCGCGGCGGAACTCGCGGCCATTCGCAAGAAGCGGCACTGGACCATCGACTCTCCTACCTACGTGCGCGAGTACCGAGGGCAGTGGGTGAAGGACGATGGCGTCCTCTTCTACAAGTACAACTCGGGTCGCAACGACTACTCGCTCATGGAAGTGCAGCCGTGGGGTGACGGGTGGAAGCACGTACTCGGGTGGGACTTGGGCTCGCGTGACGACATGGCCCTCATCGCGTGGGGGTGGCACCCGACGCGCCGCGAGTTGTACCACGCCGCGGAGTGGAAGAAGCCGCAGGCCAGCGCGGAAGAGGTCATCGCGCAGATCGAGAAGTGGGAGTCGATGGGCTTCAACTTCATCGCGAAGGTGGCCGACACGGGCGGCGGCGGTTTGATGTACGTCGAGCAGGTGATGCGCCGCACGAGCCACGTCTTCGAGGCCGCGAAGAAGTCGGAGAAGCTAGAGCATGTGCGGCTGATGAACGACGACTTCCTCTCCGCGCGCCTGCGCGTGCAGCAGGGCAGCGAGTACGCGGGAGAGTTGAGCGCGCTGCCGAAGGACCCCGATTGGGACCCCGACAGCGGCAAGCCGCCTGCGGAAGACCCACGCTTCCCCAACCATCTGACGGACGCCGCGCTCTATAGCTGGCGTCACGCGCTCAACTTCATCGACTTCGAGTTGCCTCTCGTACCGCTCACCGCAGAGGAACTCGCGGAGCAGCGCGACGAGCAAGAACTCAGCAGAATGGATCCCGACCGAGACTGGTGGGAAGGAGATACGACCGATGACGCTTGAAGAGGCAGTCAAGAAGTGCCGCGAACTCGGCATCACCAAGTTTCGTGGTGATACCACCACTGGACCTGTCGAGTTTGAGCTGGGTCCAGCGCCCGCGCCCGCAGCACAAGTCGAAGAGGAATTCAAGGTCCCGGAGGTTGACAACCCCGTGCAATCCGTGAAGTCTGCTCCGAAGCGCGGAAAAGATGGCCTGACCGCCGCAGAGCAACTCGAAATCTACGGCGTCGTCATCGACGCGGAGGAGTAATTCAATGGCGATGGATTACCGCGACGCGAAGTCCTACAAGTCGAAGCCCGAGGCCCGCCTCATCCGCAGCGGCGCATTGCAGCCGCGCTGGTGGCAGTTGCCCGACGAGGAGGTCGCGACCGCGGTGATGGACGTGGGTGGCTCGCTGGAGATGCAGGGCGAGGACCGCCTCCAGTCCATGATCCGCTTCGCGCGCCTGTACGAGAACTGCGAAATCGACTCGCTCTCCGGTCGCGACTACAGCGCGGCGCTCGTTCGGCAGATGCTCACCGGCAGCTCGCTCATGTCGCTCAACGTCGGCGCGACGTGCCTCGACACCATCACCGCGAAGGTGACCAAGAATCGCCCGCGTCCGACCTTCCTCACCAGCGGTGCTGGGCCAGGCGCGTGGGACATGCAGATCAAGGCGCGCAACCTCGACAAGTGGTGCCGAGGGTACTTCTACCAGACCAAGGTCTACCAGAAGTCGCGGCAGGTCTTCGTGGACGGGTGCGAGTTCGGCACCGGGTTCATGCAGGTCTACGAGTGCGACGGGAAGCTGGAGTGCGAGCGCGTCAAGCCGGATGAGATCTTCGTGGACGATCTCGACGGGCAGGACGGGTGCCCGCGCCAACTCCTGCGCCGCAAGTTCGTCTCGCGCGAGGTGTTGACCGCGCTGTTCCCCGAGCACGCCGAGAAGATTGCCGAGGCGGGCAAGCAGGAGCGCATCGAGTCCGAGGTGAACGCGAGCCCCGAGGTCATCGAGAACACGCTGGAGGTGTGGGAGGCGTGGCACCTGCCCAGCGGCGGTAAGGCGAAGGACGGAAAGCACGTCATCGCCATCGACGGGTGCGTGCTGTTCAGCGAGCAGTGGAAGATCGACAAGTTCCCGTTCGTCATGTACCGCTTCAAGAAGCGCACGACAGGCTTCTGGGGCAAAGGCGTCATCGAGACGGTTCAGCCGATTCAGGTCGCGCTCAACCGCGTCATCCGTAGCATCGACATGCAGATCCGCCGCAAGGGCAAGGGCAGGACCTACGTTCAGGTCGGCAGCAAGGTCAACCCGCAGCACATGACCAACGCGGACGGCGGCGACATCGTGTACTACGTGGGCCAGCCGCCCATCGTGGACAACCAGAACGCCATCTCGCCCGAGGAGTTCGCCTACGTGGACCGCCTCTACCAGAAGGCGTTTCAGGAGGTAGGCATCAGCGAACTCTCCGCGAGCGCGAAGAAGCCATCGGGCCTCGACGCCGCGGTGGCGCTCCGCGAGTACAACGACATCGAGTCCGAGCGGTTCGCTCCCCAGCACCAGGACTGGGAGCAGTTCTTCATGGACTTCGCGGAACTCTCCATCGACCTCATCACCGAGCAGTACGGGTGGCGCGGGTACAAGGTCCTCGTCCCCGGTCGCCGCGACCTGATGGAAGTGGACTGGTCGTCGGTCAACCTTGACCGCGACGCGTACATCATGCAGATGTTCCCGACCAGCTCGTTGCCGCAGACGCCGAGCGCCCGCTACCAGAAGGTCAAGGAGATGATGGGCGACGGGTTCATCGACAAGGCGGTCGCCCAGCGGTTGCTGGAGTTCCCCGACATCGAGGCCGAGTCGAACTTGGGGAACGCGATGCTCGACGACGTGGACGCGACCATTTCGCACATCCTCGACGACGAGGAGCCGAACCTTCGCCCGCTGGAGGTCTACCAGAACCTCGACAAGATCATCGAGCGCGCGAACGCCGCGTACCTCTACGCGCGCAACCGGAACTGCCCCGAGGACCGCCTCAAGCTCCTGCGGAACCTCATCGACAACGCCACCGCGCAGAAGTCCGCGATGATGGCCCCGCCCGCCGCGCCGATGGGCATGGGCGCGGGCACCCCGCCTCCGATGCCGGGAGCGGGTCTGTCGATGGCACCGCCTCCGATGGCCGGTGGTCCGCAGATCACCAACACGCTGAACGTGCCGCCTCCGATTTTGCCCGCAGTTCCACCCGTGGTCGGAGGTTGATCAATGGACAGCAACATGAAGCAGGTTCTTCTTCATGAAGAGAACGAGGAGTTGCAGGCGCGGGTTGACTCGCTCATCTCTGAGAACCGGCGACTGGAGCTTGAGGTCCGTGTGCGTGACTTGAAAGTCACCTTGGCTCGGGTTGAGCGTCGGCTTGTTGAGGCGTCAATCGCCTACCAGAACATGAGCCGCAACCCCGAGAAGTGCGCCCTTCACCTCGAAGAGCTGCGCATCGCGCTGTACAACCCGTAAACACCACACCCAGGAGATTCCGTGGCTGACACCGAGCAGAAGCAGGCCCCCGCGTCGTTCGTCCCCCCGTCGCAGGTGAGCCCCAACGACTTGATGAAGGCGTTTCAAGACGAGGGCATCGTCGAGAAGCCCGCCGAGCCCGCGCCCGCCGCTGGCAAAACCGGCACGGAGCCCGCGACAATTCCGGCACCAGTCGCGACGCAAAAGACGGAGGAACTGCCCGCGCTGCTGAAGATCGCGAAGGAGCGCGACGCCTTCCGCAAGGAAGTGGAGCCGCTCAAGCCGTACATGGAAGCCCTCAAGGTCCTCTCCCCCACTGAGGCTCAGCGGCTCGCGCAGGCGCGTCAGAGCGGAGATCCCGTGGCCGCGCTCGCGGCGCTCGGCTTCACCCACCAGCAG